CCCGACTTTCTTATCTGCTACCGAAACCAGTTCCTCGCAATAGAGACGAAGGCAAAAGGAAACAAGCCCACCGCCTTGCAAGAGGCAACCATGCAAAGGATCAGAGACGCAGGTGGGCGCGTCTTCGTGATCGACGAAACAAACGTAGACAACCTACGCAAGGAGATTGAACGTGAAGATGACCGATAAGATTCGCCGCTTGCTCAAGCAGGGCAAGACCGCGCAAGAGATCGCAGCGCAGCTCAAGATCAAACCGAACCGTGTGTACACCGTGAAGTGGCTGGACGCGAAGAAGCAGAAGCCCTCCAAGATCATCAAGGCGGTGCAGGAGACGAAAACCGCGCTCGACAGCATCGAGCGATATAAAGACATGGTAGGTACGACTGTGGGCGGTCTGACTTTTGTTGAAATTGAGAACGGTAAGTACAGGTGGATCAGGAATGACTTGGCAGAGAAGTACAAAAAGACAACGTCTTCAACCGACCTCGTCAATCATCCCCCGCATTACAAATCAGGCGGCATCGAGACCATCGATTTCATCGAGGCGAAGGATTTAAATTACCGCTTGGGCAACGTCATCAAGTACGTCAGCCGTGCGGGTAAGAAAGCCTCCGACCCCGTGCAGGATTTGGAGAAGGCTGCGTGGTATCTGCAGCGTGAGATCGATGCGAGGAAGTCTGCGTGAGTACCGTTGTGCTCAACGACTCATGGCGAGCATGGGTTCTTGAGAATGTAGACCGTGGCTGTGAACGGCAGTCGATGGTGGACTCAATGGTGGAGGCGGGGTGGCCAGTCAAGGTTGCTCCGGCCATCATCGAGCACGTTCTGCGCGAGCGGGAGTTGTTTAAATCCATCAACGCAGTCCCAAGACTCGTCGATCTCCCCGCGCCCGTGAGTGTGTCGATGGCTCTGAAGATGCCGCCGATCCTCGTGTTGGAGAACCTGCTGACAGACGAAGAGTGCGACACGCTGATCAAGGATGCGACACCGCGCCTGACAGATTCGTCAGTCGTTGAGACAACAACGGGCAACAGCGTACCGAGTGAAAACCGCATCAGTCGCGGGATGTTCTTCCAGTTGGCCGAGACACCGACCGTGGCGCGGATCGAAGATAGGCTGGTGAAGATGTTTGACTGGACGCCGAAGCACCACGAAGGGCTGCAGGTGTTGCACTACGGCATCGGGGGACGATACGACCCGCATCACGACTACTTCCTGCCGAGCACGGAGAGCGCGACCAAACTGACCGCAGAGACGGGGCAGCGACTGGGAACGGTGCTGCTCTATCTCAATACGCCCGAGGAAGGGGGTGGCACACAGTTCACCGACATCGGGTTAGAGGTCGCGGCGCGCAAGGGTAGTGGCGTGTTCTTCAGCTACGACAGGCCGCATCCCTCGACACGGACGCTTCATGCAGGACTGCCTGTGGTGAAGGGCGAGAAGTGGGTGGCGACGTTCTGGTTCAGAGAGAAGGCAGATGAAACCCAAAAATGAGTTTGCATTCCCACAACTAGAGTCCGAGCGACTCACATGGTGGGGACACGGCATGACACTTCGAGACTACATGGCAAGCAAGAGTTTAAATGCTCTGATCATTTCATCCGGTGTCCTGCTGCGCCCCGAGCAAGCAGCGAAGGTCGCGTATTCCTACGCAGATGCGATGCTGGCCGAGCGAGAGGTGAAAAAGTGATTGAGAAAGATTACTTGCCGCAGTACGCAGCAGAGTTAGTGCGTGATCTGGACGAATTAGTAAAGTATCTCAAATCGTTTCGTACACGTTCGCCGTTCGAAGAGGATGCGCTGAAGGCTTACAAGTTTTATGGCGAACTAGTTCGTGCGGCTACGCATCTAGTGCTTCCACCGAATGGGGAAATATACAGAGAAGGGAATTACATTCCGACTCCGCAAGAGTGTCAGTCAATAGCGGGTTTACCCAATTTATTTACTACTTTTGAATTACCTTTGACTGATAAGATTACGAAGCGAGAAGGTGTAGAAAGTGGTGATGCCCCGGATGCTATCCTGATATTAGCAGTTGACTACAAGCAGATTGATGCCTTCGACAACGAAGCGTATGAGGGTAACAAGAACCAAAAGCACCGCACCCCGATGATGATAATGGAGTTCTCTCGCTATAAATCAGGGCATCACCCGGCTGTTCCCAACGTGCGATGGGGCATGGCTAGCTGCAACGCGACGTATCTCACGCCCATCGAGATGAAAAGTTCTTCGCCAGCGGAGAAGCTGTGGTCAACTGAGTTGGCTATTGGCAATACGTATACTGGGGAACGAATACCTTTTGAGGATGGATCAGATACAGCAAAGTCTGCGCTTGGGGTCTATTCAGGTTGTTTGAACATAGTGCTTCAGGCTTGCCATGCGCTGAACGTAGGCGCGGTGTTGGAACTCCGTAAGGAAAAGTCCTACACCCGATCTCGCACCTTGCAGAAGCAGGGCGTGGGCGGTTTCGAGTATCACGTATTACGACTACCTCACGGCACGGTGAAAGAGACGTTGGGTAATCGAAGTGGCGGAGATCGCGATGGTCCGAGATATCACTTCAGAAGGGCACACCTGCGTAACCTGTCGAGCGGAGCACAGACGTTCGTACGTTCGTGTTTTGTCGGCAATCGTGATAAAGGTGTGGTCGAGAAAAACTACGAAGTCACAAAAGGGGAAGCTGCATGATCAGGTGGATACTAGGTTTTTTCAGAAGGGCAGATGAGTACCGTAGAAAAGAATGGGCACACGTACCGCCCCCGTCATGGGGAGCTAAACGAGGTGGGAGAGATTACTGGTGAAATCATTACAAGATATGTTCAAGGACGCACTCGCTAACATTGATGGCGACAAGTTTGACGACGCACTACCGAATCTGAACACGATCATCGAACTGCATCCGTTAGTCGTAGCGTCCTTTGTGCAGCGTGGTCGGGTGCATTGGGAGATGAAGCGTTGGGACAAGGCTAAAGAAGATTTTAGCCGAGCCTTACAACTTGATCCGAATAGTGCAGATGCCAAGTGGACGATGGGTCTGATTGAGTTGCAGACCGGCAACTTTGAGCGTGGTTGGGAATTGTACGATCAGCGTTGGGACAGCAGCGTATTTAACTCGCCCAAACTCAAGACCAGACTCCCCGAGTGGCGACCATATCGTGCCTACCAGTCTGTACTTGTATGGTGTGAACAAGGCATAGGCGATCAGTTACTGTACGCAAGTCTGTTAGAAAAAGTCAGGAGTTGTACGAAGAAAGTCACGGTCATGATTGACGTTCGTATGATCGGACTGTTTCAACGCGCTAACCCTGACATCACTTTCATTCCACATGACTCCAAGGTAAAGAACTCTGACTACGATTCGCAAATTGCGATTGGGAGTATCGGCAGACACTTTATCGAGACAAGGGAAGACATTTCCGAGTACCGCAGTACGAACTACATCAAGCCTAACCCGAAGCGTATTGAACAGGTCAAGCAAGAATTAAATCTGACCGGAGAAGAATTCGTCATTGGCCTATCGTGGGCAAGCACCGCGCCCCGTATCGACAAGCACAAGAGCGTGGCGTTGGAAGAATTGCTTGGGTTGTGGGATATCCCGAATGTCAAAGTAGTCAATCTCCAGTATGGCAAACCTGATCATGACATCGAGCCGTTTGAGGAGAAGACAGGCAAGCAAGTGTGGCAGACCACCGTTAGTAACTTCTTTGACTTGGAAGGCGTGGCGGCGATTATGTCGTTGTGTAATGCGGTGGTGTCGGTATCGAACGCCAACGTGCATATTGCAGGGGCGATGGGTAGGCCGACCTATGTGCTTGATGCAAACAAACTTTGGTATTGGAACCACAAGGACGAGCGTAACAGTCTGTTCTACCCGACAGTCAAACTATTTCCCCGCGAGGGCATGACAGCTCCGTGGACTAATCAGATTCAAGAATTGATTCAGGAGATCAGAAATGACTTCAAACGATGACGATGTGTCTTATTTGGAGATTAAACCAGAACACGTAGTGCAAATGCCGCCACAGGAGAAAGTCTGGGCGCAGATCGGTGACGATCTCAAACTTGCCCAAATTGATTGGGAAATCATTACAGCAATGGCGAATCAGTTCGACGAGAACCATCGACAAGGCAAACCAAAAACGCAAAGCGAAGTGATGAGTAAGTTGTTGGTATTGGTGCGTGAAGAGACGAGGAAGGAGTGCGGTGCGTGAAGGTTTTTATCGGTTGGGACAGTCGTGAAGACATTGCGTATCAAGTATGCCGGGAGTCCTTGGCTAGGAACTCTTCTGTGTTTCTCGACATCAATCCGATCAAGCAAACTGATCTGCGTGAACGGAACGTGTACTGGCGAGAGCATGACCCGTTAAGTAGCACTGAGTTCAGCTTTACTCGTTTCCTGACACCGTATCTTGCAGGATACAGTGGGTGGGCGTTGTTCATGGACTGTGACTTTTTCTGGCGAGGAGATGTAGCAGGAGTCATGGACTACGCCGATCCGAAGTACGCCGTACTATGCGTAAAGCATAAGTACAAGCCGAAAGAAACGACAAAGATGGACGGTAATCTACAGCACAAGTATCCGAAGAAGAATTGGTCTAGCCTGATGCTGTTGAACTGTGATCATCCAGATGTAAAGCAAAACCTAACTTTAACGACCGTCAACATTGCAACTGGAATGTACTTGCATCAATTCCGGTGGACGCTGGAAGAAAACATTGGTGAGTTGCCGATTGCCTATAACTACTTGGAAGGGTGGCATACGAAGAACATCTGCCCGAATCCTGTAGCGGTTCACTTCACCCGAGGCGGTCCTTGGTTCGAGGACTGGGGCGATGTGGAATACGGCGACGAATGGTTAGCGGTAGCCAAAGAGATGTGAGATGGGACGAGATAAGAGAAAGGAAGGTAAGGTCTACACAAGGCTGTCGAGGTTCAACGTGGTTCTGACATTCGAGCAGTACAAGTTTCTGTTAGAGCGTAAGCGTAAGGCACGAGAACTCGACGAGCGCGTGAAATACAAAGACCTAGTAGAGCTATGGGGTATCAAGCAGTATCACATGGCGGGTGCGGTTCACCGAGGGATAAGACAGTATGACGACAGAATTAAAGCCGAGCGTAAAGACAGTGACAATCGACAACCAATCCCCACCCGGCGCGTGGAAAGAAGAAATGAGTGCTGCCCCGTGGGGCTATGGTCAAAGTCAGCAGAAGCGCGTCGAGCGATCCTTAGAGAATATTCGCAGAGCGGGACTGTTCGACGAGGCTACAGTCCTCTTGTTAGAGCTGAATACTTTGAAGACTGAGTTAGAACTACTACGCAAAAGTGAAAAGTGAAGTCATTTAGAACTTTAGTCAGCATCGCTTCGTATCGAGATCCGCTCCTTGCATGGACAGTGCAAGATGCCTACGAGAACGCCAAGAACAAAGATCACTTGGTGTTTGGCATCGTGGAGCAGACGTACGAGAAGGATGCGTTTGATTACAAATCGCTGCCGTACAGCAAGCAGATACGCTACGTCCGGGTTGACCCTGACCAGAGCCGGGGCTGCTGCTGGGCGCGTAGCGTAGGCCAAACTCTATGGGGCAACGAGGACTATTACTTTCAGATCGACTCACACATCGGGTTTGAACCGGGCTGGGATCGGCTGATGGATGCAGCCATGACCCATCTGCGGGAGCACCACGAGCGGCCAATGATTACCAATATGCCGTACTCGATGGAAGCCAAGGACGACGACATCATCAACAACCCGATAGTGAAGATCAAAAGCCCGGATGAATTCATACATCTGACCCGGGTGTGCCGCCCCGTACAGAAAGACACAGTGTTTACAGATAACTATTTCGTCGGCGTTCAGTGCGACTATGTACCGAAGAGACACTTTGTCCCGGGCTATCTTGTTGCTGCAGGGTGTTTGTTCACGCTAGGCAAGTGGGCAGAAGAAGTGCCCTACGATCCGTATCTGTTCTTTGAAGGCGAAGAGCAATCTGTCTCGCTTCGATCATGGACGCATGGCTACAACATCTTTCACATCTCGCCCCTGATGTTCTACCACTACTACGTCTCTGCCTATAAGCAGCGGTTCTGGAGTGACGGCGTAGAACGTCAGACAAACTGGCAAGCTTTAAATGCGCGGTCGCTCGATAGACTGAAGCGCATCGTGACGGGTGATGATGTCGGTGTATATGGGCTTGGTACTCGGCGGTCGCTGCACGACTACATTCGCTTTACTGGGATTGATTACTTGAACAAAAAATTAGAGCCGAAGGCTCTCGACAAGTCTCTCTTCATGCATAATTACAAACTCTCTCCGGGAGCATTCAAATGAATATGGAAGGCGACATACTGGAGTTGATACGCGAACTGCCTGCTCAGATGAACAGCCCGGAAGTATCAACTGAATTTAAATTTATGGTTGCAGGTGCGGTTCTTTGGCGTTGTGCCGATGAGATCAAAGCCCTGCGAGACGAACTGGAAAAGGTAAAGGCACAAGGATATGGCAAGCGTCGCAAAGGTAAGAAAGTGCAGAAGCTGCAAACAGACCTTCATCGATCCGGAATCCTTTCGTAAGCACAAATACATGGGCGGCTACCGCCGCAATCAGGAGTCTTTAAAAGCCGCTGGGTTTATCGAGACTCCAAAAGGTTGGAAATGCAATAGGCTGATACCTTCCATATGATTTACTCAGGCGCGGGGCCGCTACCCCGACACACATACTGCTACGTGCAGCCACACGCTCTAGGCAACGAAGATTGGTTACGAGTGTCATGGTTTGGTCTAGTCAGCCATCCCGGTCGCACATGGGGCTGTCATGTGATGCTTGAATGCGGAGCGGTATACCGCAACGTACCGCTGCATCAACTGACGCACAAAATCACCGCAGAATCTATGGAGTGGGGGCCGAGCGACAGCCAAACATGGGATTGTTATGGCCACCATTTCAGTATGGTGGAGTATCCGTTTCTTGAAGCTGTGCCTGTAATCGTTCGATTACGGTCAAAGAAAGAACTGACCGGAAAGTATATGTTCACGGCAATACCCATGCTGGATGGGTTTAGTTTGGAGCCGGAGCAGTCGAAGGAATTCTACTTTATCAAGTTGGATAACGGTAGGTTCACGGCACAGCCCACTAACCACATCCTCGTGCAGGATAAGTCTTTCATCACGGCATCTGAGTGGCCAAGACTGAAGCGGCAGACTGACACGTGGAGTGTTGACTAGTGAGCGTTATCACACTGGACTTCGAAACGTACTACTCGAAAGAGTTCAGCCTATCCAAGTACACGACTGAGGAATACATCCGCGACAAGCGGTTTGAAGTGATTGGTGTTGCGGTCAAGGCAGACAACGAACCCACCGAATGGTTCAGTGGATCGCACAACGACATCGCAGCGTTTCTTAAAAAGTTTGACTGGGAACACTCAGCACTTCTCTGTCACAACACATTGTTTGACGGGGCGATACTGGCTTGGATCTTTAACATCAAGCCTGCTTTCTATATGGATACGCTCTGCATGGCGCGAGCCATTCATGGCGTAGATGCGGGGGGATCACTTGCCGCTCTGGTCGAGCGGTATAACTTAGGGAAGAAAGGCACGGAGGTGGTAGATGCCTTGGGTAAAAAGCGTAGTGAATTTACTGACATCGATCTTGCTCAGTACGGCAATTATTGTATTAATGACGTTAACCTTACCTTTAATCTTTTTAATCGTCTGTCTGAAAGATTTCCGGGAACAGAACTTGAGCTGATTGATCTGACGCTGCGGATGTTCATCGATCCGATGCTGATGATTGACGACGCTTTGCTGATGGATCGACTAGAGGAAATCCGTGCCGAGAAGATGGAGCTACTTGGCGGTCTGAAAGATGTCCTGAAAGCAGAGAACGAGGAAGAGGTACGCAAGAAACTCTGCAGTAACAAACAGTTTGCCAAGGTCTTGGAGAATCACGGTATCAAGCCGCCCACCAAGACTAGCCCCACGACGGGCAAGGAGACGTTTGCGTTTGCCAAGAACGACGAGAAGTTTATTGAGTTGCAGGGGCATGAAGACCCAGTCATCCAGCAACTCTGCGCGGTACGTCTGGGTACTAAATCAACACTGGAGGAAAGCAGAATTGAACGCTTTATTCATATTCGTGGTAGGAACCGTGGTCGGCTACCTATCCCGCTCAAGTATTACGGCGCTCACACGGGTCGCTGGTCGGGTATGGACGCCGTCAACCTACAAAACCTTCCATCACGAGATAAGAAAAAGAAGACACTCAAAAATTCGGTGGTGGCTCCGCCGGGTCATGTCGTTATCAACTGCGACTCCTCGCAAATCGAAGCTCGCGTCCTTGCGTGGCTGGCTGGCCAAGCATCTGTAGTCGAGCAGTTTCGCAAAGGCGAGGATGTGTATTCGATCTTTGCCAGCAAGATCTACGGCAGGGAGATCAGTAAGAAAGACCCTGTCGAGCGGTTCGTGGGCAAGACCTGCATCCTCGGCCTTGGGTACGGCACTGGGGCACTGAAGCTCCGGCACACTCTGAAGACGCAGCCACCCGGGGCAGACATCACAGAGGAAGAAGCCAAGCGGTATGTGACCGTGTACCGCACCGAGAACAACAAGATTCCGGATCTCTGGGCAGAGTGTGACCGTGCTTTAAATGCCATGATGAAAGGGTCAAAGAAGAGTTTCTCTTTGGGCTTTGGCGAAGCTCTATGGATCACTCCGGACGGTATTGAACTACCGAATCATCTACACATCCGGTACGCAAACCTGCGACTAGATGAGAATGGCAAGATGATCTATGACTCACGCAAGGGGCCGGTCAACATCTGGGGCGGCTCGATGGTGGAGAACGTGGTGCAGGCACTTGCCCGCATCATCGTGGGCGAACAGATGATTAAGATCCGGGAGAAATATCGACCCGTCCTGACAGTGCATGACGCTGCCGTGATGGTTGTCCCTAAAGCTGAAGCGACAGAAGCAGTTGATTTCATAACAAAAGTTATGTCTACTGCACCAGATTGGTGTGCAGATTTACCTGTCGCCTGTGAAGCCAAATGGGGCGAGTCATACGGAGAATGCTGAGTGATTAAGTGGAGCTACAGTGGACTGAAGGATTACGTGAACTGCCCTCGGCAGTATTACGAAGTTAAGGTTGCTAAGAATTTTACGAAGCGGCCTACGCAGCAGATGCTGTACGGTACGGCTGTGCACAGTGCACTGGAGAACTACGTCAAAGATGGCAGGCCGCTAGAGAAGAACTATGAGCGGTATCGACCCATGCTGGATGCCCTGCTCGGCATCGACGGAGAACGATTCCCTGAATACCGCATGGCGTTGAATGAGGATTTAAATCCTTGCTCCTTTGGCGGCGAGGAATATTGGGTACGCGGTATCGTGGACTTGCTCATCGTCAACGGTGACACCGCTCATATCGTGGACTACAAGACGGGAAGTGCGAAGTATCCAGACGTGAAGCAGTTACGACTGATGTCGCTGATGACGTACGCTCACTTCCCGCAGGTTAATAACATAAAAGCAGGACTGTTGTTTGTCGCGCACAACACGTTCATCGATGAAGAGTACAAGCGCGAACAGGTCAGCTCGATGTGGGAAAACTTCATCCCCGAGCTGGAGCGTCTAAGACTGTCGCATGAACACGACAAGTGGCCTGAGAACCCGACCCCGCTGTGCGGCTGGTGTCCGGTGACTACCTGTCAGTTTCAAAGGGTGAGGTAGCAAATGCACATAGATGAAATTGACCCGATCTTGTCATGGGAATTAGAAGTTAAGCGACTCAGAAAAGAACTGAGAAAGAAAATTGATCGCATAAAGAAGTTAAAGAACGGTGAAGAGATACGCGATGCGTACAAGGAAATAGACAAGAAACGGAAAATAATCGGCGACCTTCATGTGCGTATTGATGCTTTAAAAGCAGAAATACTTCTTGGTCAAGAGAAGTACGCAAAACTAGAAGCCGCGCACAAGAAGCTGCAGGAGAAGTTTGAAGTTAATTTTGGATTCCACAAGTATCTTAAAGGTGCTCTGGACCAGACAGCAGACTTGATGGAAACCCATAATGGCCAGCGATTATAAAAAAGTATTTATTGAAATTTATTCCGATAATGCTTGGAACAGTTCCGAGAGCCGAAGCGGCCCCGGTTCTACGATTCAATCGACACGCGACTTGGTTAGTCAGCTTCCGGACTTATTTAAAAGATTGAACGTGAAAAGCATCCTCGACCTGCCGTGCGGTGACTTTAACTGGATGAGCCAAGTACCGATGGAGTCGATTGACTACACGGGAGCAGACATCGTTGAAGACCTGATCAGCAGCAACCAGAGCAAGTACCCTGACAAGACGTTTGTCTGCTTGGACTTACTTACGGACCAACTGCCGACAGCCGATCTCGTAATCTGCAGGGACTGCTTGGGGCACTTCCCCAACCATGCCGTTCGTAAAGCATTGTTCAACGTATGCGAAAGTGGCGCGAAGTATTTCCTTACTACTAATTTCCCCAACCACACGAGCACAAGCGATATAAACTTTGGGGGATGGCGACCAATCAACTTGGTCACGTTTGGTTTGCCAGAGCCGACACTCACCTTGAACGAAGGTCTGAAGTCGAGCGGTGTTGAAGACAAGAGCATGAGCCTGTGGCCAGTTGATTCCATCAAGATTGCTTTGATGTTTGGAGAACAAAATGCCGTACGTCAATAAACCTCGTCCGTACAAGAAAGAGTACCAGCAGCAGAAGGCAAGACAGGAACACGCGGATCGCATGGAGCGACAACGCGCACGTCGAACCGTGGACAAGACTGGTAAAGATTTAAATGGAAACGGAAAAGCCGACCGCCGTGAGGGCAAAGATATTGCCCACAAGAAAGCGTTATCAAAAGGCGGCACCAACAAAGATGGATATACAATCCAGTCAGTTCGTCGCAACCGCTCTTTCAAGCGTACCTCAAGCGGTGCGATGAAGTAGTCCCCACAAGGCATGAGTGTGGAGGACAGGGGGTTCTTACCCACTTCCCCCTAGCGTAATCACACGCGCTTAACCATGTCTGTTAGTGACGGCTCTGCTTTATTGCTTTTCCGGGCTGGGCACTAACCGACTAACCCCCGTAAGGGGTCTCAGTATTGGAGTAGTTATGCAGATTATTGATGACACTGTGTTGCAGTTTCGACTGCCGTACCAACTCGCCGATGATGTCTACGGATGCATCGACAAGTGCGAGATCCACAAATCCGAAGGTGACGAGAAAGAGCTGCTGCTCTACTGGGGACAGGAAGAAGTCCAGCGGCTCACGCACATCTGTGACGTAGCTATCCCTGCATTCAAAGTCCCAGCGCCTATGCTGCGGGATTACAAGTGGCCCGGTATTTACAAGCCGTTCGCTCACCAGAAAGAAACCGCAGCGTTCTTGTCAGTCCGACAACGTGCCTTCTGCTTTAACGAAGCGGGCACCGGCAAGACGAGTGCCGCCATCTGGGCAGCGGACTATTTGATGAATGCGGGGCTGGTTAAGAAAGTCCTCGTCATCTGCCCCCTCTCGATCATGTATTCGGCATGGCAAGCCGATGTGCTGAAGACTGCTATGCACCGCACTTGTGCTGTGGCGTACGGCCCGTCTGACAAGCGCAAGAAAATCATACGCAACAACTATGACTTCACGATCATTAACTACGACGGCATACACGTTGTCGCCGAAGAACTCGCCGCAGCAAACTTTGATCTAATCATCGTTGACGAAGCGAACGCCTACAAGACAGCCAGCACGAAACGCTGGAAGGCGCTGTCTAAGCTGGTGCTACCGCACACATGGCTCTGGATGATGACGGGTACACCAGCATCTCAGTCACCGGTTGATGCGTTCGGGTTAGCTAAACTTGTCTCGCCGTATCGAGTCCCCAAGTTCATGACGGCATGGCGCGACCGAGTCATGATGCAGATCACACGATTCAAATGGATACCGAAGCGCACCGCACAAGAAGACGTATTCAATGCATTACAACCGGCAATTCGCTTTACGAAAGCCGAGTGCCTTGATCTGCCGGAGCTGACGTACCAAACCCGAGAAGTCGCGCTGACTGCACAAGTGCAGCTCTATTACAAGCGCCTCAAAAGCCAAATGTTGATTCAGGCAGCAGGCGAACAAGTCACAGCAGTCAATGCCGCAGCAAGTCTCAACAAGCTTCTACAGATATCAGGCGGTGCTGTGTACACCGACACCCGCGAGGTGGTTGAGTTCGACATCTCGCCACGTTTAAACGCACTAAAAGAAGTACTTGATGAAACCGTAAACAAGGTTGTAGTATTCGTTTCGTACACGCACACGATTGAATTGGTATCAAACTACTTAACGGAAAAGGGCTACAGTAACGAAGTCATACAAGGCTCAGTGGGTGCAACGAAACGGTCTGACATCATTCAAAGATTTCAGACACAAGAGAACCCTCGCGTTCTCGTCATTCAACCCCAAGCTGCTTCGCATGGCGTCACGCTTACCGCTGCCGACACCGTTGTGTTCTGGTCCCCAGTCATGAGCGTGGAGACGTATCTGCAGTGTATTGCTCGTATTGATCGCGTAGGACAGAAGAACAAGATGACGGTAGTTCATCTCGAAGGTTCGGAAGTCGAGCGCAAGATGTACAAGATGCTGCAGGGTAAAGTAGATAGTCACAATCAGTTAGTTGAGTTGTACAAACAGGAGTTGGAAAGCAATGAGTAACATCAATACCGAGGAGCTTGTTACCGCATACATCGCGCTCCGTGATGAACGTGCGAAGCTCAAAGAAGAATACGAGACCGCCGATAAGAAGTTGGTCAACGATATGGAGAAGATCGAGCAGACCATGCTTAGCATCTGCAACGATGTCGGCGCTGACAGCATTAAGACCAGCGTGGGCACTGTGATCCGCAAGGTTAACGAGCGGTTCTACTGCACCGACTGGGAGAATTTTGGGAATTATGTCCTTGAGAACGAGGCTGTGGAGCTTCTTGAGCGACGTATACATCAGGGTAATTTCAGGGAGCACATGGCCAACATCGAAGGCCAAGGTCTTCCGCCCGGTGTTAATGTGATGCGCGAATACGGCATCACGGTTCGTAGAGCTAGTTAGGAGTAGTTTATGAGTAACGATCTGATTCTTAGTATCAAGTCCAGTCTTGCCAAGGTTGGTGTTGACGCGGAAACCCTCGCAGTTGCCGGTAAGTCTGGTGGCGGTGGCGGTGGTGGCAGTAAGCGCATCAGCATCAAAGGCGGCGTCTTCCGTAAGTATGTCGGTGGCAAAGAAGTAGCCGCTATCGAAGACCGTCACATGAACGTGATCTTCGTGAAGATGGCCCCTGATCCGAGCCGCACGTACTACACGGACGCATACCGGGAAGGTGAAAAGGTTTCTCCGGCTTGCTGGTCGAGCAACTCCAAGACGCCCGATCCGGAAGTCAGAAACCCGCAGTCCTCGTCATGCGACTCTTGTCAGTGGAGCGTCAAGGGTTCGGGTCAAGGTGGTAGTGGCGCTGCTTGTCGCTTGTCATGGCGTACGGCAGTAGTGCTTCCCAACGATCCGTCCGGTGATGTGATGCAGCTTGTTCTTCCGGCAACGTCCGCGTTCGCTAAGGAGGACAGTGGCAAGTGGGGTTTCCGTCCGTACTGTCAGTATTTGGCAAATAACAACATCAGCGCGAAGCACGTCATTACCAAGATGCAGTTCGACACCAAGTCGCCTGTACCGAAGGTGATGTTCTCGCCTGTTTCAGCTATCGACGATTCACTTCTGCCTGCCCTTGAAGCGCAGTCAAACTCGCAGGCCGCTGAGAATGCTGTCAAGCTGAACGTGTATCAGGCTGATGAGGGCGAGGCCCCGGCAGTTCCTGAGCCGACGCTTCGCAAGTCAGACAAGGAAACGGTTCCCGCTGAAGACGTGTCTGATGTAATCAAGAAGTGGTCTAAGAAAAAATAACGGTGACACATGGCACGACCTTACGGTAGTAAATTTCTAATTGCCTTGGAAAGATCCAAGCTTGACACGCTTGGTATCAAGCTGGCGAAACTGTGCGTGAAGGCGAACATACCTGCCACGCTAGTAGCGGTTGCGTTGGAGACTTCTCCGACTACGGTCTACAGTTGGTTTCGCGGGCAAGGAGTCCGAGAGCATAGACGTAAGGCAGTGGAGGTCTTCATTGACCTTTTGAAGGAAGACTTTGAAAGCGGAGTACTTCCCGTTGCAAACATCGACGCCGCGACTGATTACATCGAGTCGATGATCGGGAAGAAAATACGCTGACATGACTTCTACCCTTCACGGCGGGGGACTGACACCCCGCCTTATTTCTCGCTGCGCTTATGAGAAAACAATTTTACGAAAAAGCATTACCGACGCAGGGTGTCTACTGCGTAGCACTGATCAATCCGGAAACCAAAAGGACCCGGCATGAGTACGTGTATTCGATTGATGAACTTGAATCGGCACTAGCTGGACATTCAGATCAACGCGAACAGAACGTCTACGTTGCTCCGTGCTCGTTTGAGAACGAAAGCCGCATGGCGGCGAACGCTGCGTTTGGGCGTTCCTTCTTCGTTGACCTTGACGTTAACCACGGCAGTGTCTCTTACCCGAGCAAGGAAGAGGCGTTATCGGCTCTCGATAATTTCCTAAACGAAGTCGAGCTGCCTCCGCCTGTCCGCATCGATTCGGGTGGCGGCATCCAAGCGTACTGGCTCTTCGAAGACGACGTTCCTGCCGAGGAGTGGAAGACTTACGCTACCCGCTTCAAGCAGTTCTGCATGGACAAAGGTCTGCTGATTGACCCTGCCGTTACAGCGGATGCGGCTCGCATCATGCGTTGTCCTGAGACTTTCAACGTCCGGGTGCAGGCACATTCCAAGTTCATCGACACCGACTTCAACCAATACGACTTCGGTGCATTTAAATCTTTCCTTGGTGGCGAGGATGAGACCCAGTCGATTGAGGTCATCAAAGCCAAGTCCAAGGGCATGGATGAAGAGACGAAGGCCATCGCCCGTCTCGACAACTTCGAGGATTCTTTCGCCCTGCTGGCCGAGCGCAGTCTCTCCGGCAACGGCTGCAACCAGATTAAACACGCCATCGAGAACCGCGAGACCCTGCCATACGGTCTTTGGTTCGGGACTTTGTCAGTCGCCCAGCGGTGTACGGATAGAGACGATGCCATCCGTGCTGTGTCAGAAGGCCATCCGGACTACACGTTTGAAGCCGCGTCGCTTAAAGCACAAGAGACCGCCAAGGCTACTGGCCCGTGGACCTGCGGCAAGTTCTTAGAAGAGAACCCAGATGGTTGCGAGGACTGCCCGTTCAAGGGACAGATCACATCACCGATTGCTTTGGCGCGGAAGGTCCGCCTGCCGACAGCCCCCACGGCCCCGTTGCCCCCGCCTCTGCCTCTTGCGGCGGATGAGGAAGATACGGTTTGGGGTGAGGCAGACGACCGTGACCTGCTGATTTTCCCGGAGTACCTTGAGCCGTTCGCTCGTAGCGCCCGGGGCAGCATCATGTACACGCCTCCGGCGACCGTGGATAAGAGCGGTAAGGTCAAACAAGACCCGCCGATTGAGTTGATAACGCGCCCCATATACCCATACAAGCGACTGTTCAGTCAGTTTGATGGCGAGTGCCTGATGATCCGCACGGTCATGCCGTTGGATGGGTATCGCGAGTTCTTGCTGCCGGTGGATCACGTGTTCTCGGGCGAGCACCTGACGAAGGCCATCGTGCGGAGCGGCGTAACGTTTGATCCCGACAGACTGAAGCTGGTGATGAAGTACTTCATCCGCTGGCAGGAATACATGTCGAGCACTGGGAGAGCAGAGCAAATGAGAATGCAAATGGGTTGGACAGCAGACCGGGACGCTTTCGTCATCGGTAACACTGAGATTCGTAGCAACGGCGAAGTGGTCAAGGCAGCATCCTCTCCGCTAGTCCGTGTCGTGGCACAACATTTAAAGCCGATGGGCGAGTACACCGCGTGGAAGCAGGCGACCACAGTCTTCAACCGCCCGGGTTTTGAGATGCACGCTTTCGGTATGCTGACTGGGTTCGGTTCTCCGCTAATGAGCCTGACTCCGGTGGCAGGGTCGTCAATCTGTTTCCTGAGCGCCAATTCCGGTACGGGTAAGACCGGCTCACTGTATGCAGCCATCAGCATCTGGGGTAATCCGAAAGAGCTGAGTCTTGTAGATCAAGGCGCGACCCAGAACGGATTCATCGGGCGCTACCTCAACCTGAAGAACATCATCTTCGGCATCGATGAAG